GCTCATCCGGTTCGTCCACCGCATCGAGGAACACTGTCGGTACTGGCACACCCTGGGAGCAGTGCTCACGCGGGTCACCTGGTGGGGAGAAGGAGACCGTGGGATCGTCTACAGCCCAGACGTCCTGCTCTGGATCGAGGGTCGGCTTTCGTTTACGGCGGATGGTCACTCGGACACCTCCAGTCACTGCTGGGCCATATGGCTTCCTCAGCCTAGTGATAGCACGCAGATAGAGTGGGTGCCCAAAGGTAAGCCAACAGTTGAGCAGCAAAAGGAGCATCGCAGGATGCTCGGTCTTCCCGATAACCAGCTAGAGCTATTCAAGGAGAGTGCAGATGAGTGATGTAAAAACGGCGAAGAGTGTTACGAAGTGGTCACCTGGGCAGCAGATGGCGATGCCTGCTATGGGCGCTGCTGTGTGCGCTTGGGTGGACGCGGGCGACCTTATTACCGACGCAAAGAACGGTAAGCAGGTCGACTTCGAGTCCGCGCTCGGTGACGCATACGCAGCCCTTGGTGATGTGATCGAGGAACTCCAGAGCCTGACGGACGATCTCGACGGCCTCTTCGTCGCTGAGAAGGCGCTGTCTGGCAAGATCGAGCAACTTCTCACGTCCTCCACGGGGGTTCGCCGTGAAGATGCGTGACATCTTTGCGGTTGCTGCGCGTGGGCATGATACTGTGGAAGTTGGCGCTTCGCGCTGGCCAGTGCCGAAATCGGTCGCCCACCTGTGTACACCTGCTGCAACCTTGTCGACGTTACATGGACTCAAGCTAGGAGGTGATCAGTGCCCATGTGGGCAGCCGGTCGAGGCATCCTCCCTCTGTCCAGCGTGTCGTCGCCCCTACCAGACCCCGTGTTGCACTGATGGTTGCGGTGAGTGGGTGCAGCCGGGCCCTCGAGACCGGGGCGGGTGGTACGCTCCGACTAGTCAATGTGTGCCGTGTGTCGAAAAGGCCGAGAAGTCCCTTCGAGAGAGCCGGTTGAGCTACGTTCCACGACGGCTGAAGGAGGCTGCGGCCGACTACGAGCGCCGACCTGGCCGCGAATCGGCTGACCAGGCGCTATATGGGTGGCTAAGCGGAAACCCGGAGGACTCGGTCTGGATTTCAGGGCCCAGGAAGAGCGGAAAGTCCACCGCTGCGGCCCGTGCGGTCATCAAGATGGTCATGGGTGAGCGCTCCAAGAGCCTCATGTGGCTGGAATACGAGGATTTTGTCACCGCGTCCAAGCGCTGCTACATGGATGACTCCGCAAAGCAGTGGAAACTCATCGATAAGGCCATGCAGTGCGAGCTTCTCGTGTTTGATGACGTGTTCCCGCTCGCGAGGACGACGCCTGATGGCAGGATCTTGGGTGTCGAGCGCCTCAGCGGGCACGCTGCGCAGACCTTGTGCGACATGTTGCGCAAAAGGCTGCATAACGGGCGCCCGACGGTGTTTACCTCGGTGCATACGGCCGAGCAGGCGCTTGGGCACCTCGGTGAGCACGTATTGAACTGGTGGGAGGGGGTTGGAAGCAGTGGCACCATTAAAAAAGAAGGATAGGCGCGCGGGCCCGCTCAGTCTTGGCGGGTACATCTACCGTCTTCGCAGTGAGCGGGGTATTACGCTGCGCAGGCTGGCGATCTCAACGGGGCTGAGCGCCACATCGCTCTGTCGGCTCGAGAAAGGGGACTATGTCCCGGTGATTCAGAAGGATATCGCTGCGATCGACAAGCTGTGGTCCGCCCTCGGTGGAGATATGAACCAGATGCTGTACCTGTCCAGGCGATGTCCGCTATGCAGTGGACTTGGCACGCTTAGGGAGTGGACGGAGTGATGCTGCTCCTGGCGGAGCGCAGGGCTTTGCCCTATGCTCCCAACCAATGCCAAGGAGAACGCATGAGCAGTTCACATGAGCCTATCTACTGGGGCAGCGTAGGCGCGAGCCTCGCAGACGCCACCGCCTATACCGTCAACCTGCCCGTGGGCACGACGGAATGGACGGTCGTCAACGTCAACGCCGGGGCCACCAGCATTCTCAGGATTGCTGGCAACAGCACGACGATCCTTACCGCCGGCCTGTGCATCCCAATACCGGCGGGCATGAGCGTCAGCGGGAAGGGGCAGTCCCTGTTTGTCGCCAATGATTCCGGCGGTCCCCTCGGTGTCGCGGTCGCCTGGATGCGCCCCGGCCGACAGCCCGTCATGGACGCTGGCACGGCCACCATCACCGCGCTCTAATGGGCGGACGGCACAGCCGCCAGAAAGGGAAGCGTGGTGAACGAGAAGTGGCAGCGCTCTTTACGGATCGCGGCTACCAGGCCCGACGCGGAGACAGTCAGTCGGCTGGAGCTCGTGAAGCAGACGTCGAAGATACGCAGTTCTGGGTGGAGGTGAAGCGTGGGAAGCGCTGCCCTATCAGAAGGGCAATCGCACAAAGCGAGGGTGACACGGATGGCCGTCCGACCCTCGTCCTCTGGCGCGACGATCGCTCAGACTGGCGAATCGACATGGGTGCTGATACCTTCTTTGCAATACTGGCTTCTTGCGGACCCTCCGACTGGGTCTTACCCTATGAGCCGGACCCGGAGGAACGTGATGGCGAAGACGAAGACGAAGACGAAGGCTGATGTTGAGAAGGAGCTCAAGGAGGCGCTGAGTGCGCTGAAGGATCTCAAGTCGAGCGAAGGCTCTGGCTCGGTAGACCTGTCCTGGCTCCCTGAGAAGTCTCAGAAGCAGAGCGCTTACTTCATTCAGCGCGCCTGTGACAAGCACAAGTGCGAGCCAGACCGCGTCATCGCCGCCGTCATCGCTTGGGCTGCTCTCCAGTCCACCCAGCGGCACGGGATCCACAGGCTGATGCAGAGCATCGAGTTGTCTCTACGATGCAAAATCTAAAGAGCCTCCGTTACGACCAGTCTCCGTCTGGTCCGTTTGTATGGCTTATGGACTCGCTCATGGGTGCCGTCGAGGTGTGCGTAAAGGGAGACCCGTCGCTCACTGAGATCGAGCGCGCAGTTGGGCTCCAGATCACAGCCATACGGGACACGCAAGAAGCGCTCAAGATGCTCAAGCAGCGACGCCTGACCAAGCGCGAGAAGGTGGCGGTCCCGCTGCTCAAGGCGTACCTCGGTATGGTCCGGGGCAACACCCTGGCCAAGACCTGGGAGAAGGGCCTCGCCAAGAAGCACAAGGTGCAGCACAAGATGGACCGGCTCGGCAAAGACACGACCCGGTTCCTCCAGGCGCTCAACCTAGTCAGCCATCCAAAGACCCCGATGCACGCTATCGCCAGAACGGTGGGGAAGTTTAAGAACAATGTCGAAGACTTACATTGATAGATGCGTAGGCCAGGTGGCCGAGCACATGGATACCATCCGCGCGATGCTGACCATCGGTCACACGCGCACGGCAGCAGCAAAGGCCGTTGGCATGAAGCCCACCGACTTCCACAACGCCATGAGGCAGGGGAAGAAGAAGAAGGGGCGTGCGCACGACCTGCTGATTGATGTCTTGCTTGCGGAGGGCAAGGCCCAAGTCAGGCTTGAGAGCATCGTCATCCGCGATGCCGAGGTTAACGTCAAGACGGCGCAGTGGCTTCTGGCTCGGAGGTTCCGGCTCAAGGAACGACACGAGGCTGAGATCGATGTGCTCCGAAAGCTGGACTACAACAAGCTTAACCAGGAAGAGGTCAAGCTGCAGTTGCTCGAGGAGAAGCTGCGCTTGCTCCGCGAGAAGAATGGCTCGGACATGACGTCAGACGATTGGCGGGCCATCATGGCCGAGGCCAAAGAGACCAGTGAGCGCCTCAAGTCGATCCATTGAGGGCGGAGCATCTAAAAGAGATTCAGCGCTGCTCTTGGGACTTCTCCTACTTCTGCCAGAAGTATCTGAAGATATTGAACAAGAGCAAGAAGCTCGTCACGCTAAGGCCTAACCCCATCCAGGCGGACTTCGCGGATGTGATGGATAGCAACCCGTTCACCTACGTGCTCAAGAGCCGTAAGGTTGGCATCTCTACGTTTGTTGCGGCCAAGTTCTTCTGGAAGGCGCTCTTCCGGCCCGGCTTTGAGGTCGCGGTGATTGCGCACAGCGAAAAAGCCGTGCTCGAGAACATCGCGCCCATCTATCACCGGTTCTACGAGAACCTGCCCAAGTTCCTCCAGGTCCCGCTGAAGCATCAGACGGTACACAAGCTTCACTTCGCGCATGACAGCCGAATCATCATCGGCACGGCGAACAGCGAGGGCGCCCGTGGTGGCACGCCGGTAGCGCTGCACTGCTCTGAGTTCAGTCGCTACGAGAACCCCGACGACACCATGGCCGCGCTCTTTAACTCGCTTGGCAACGACCCGGAAGTGGTCCTCGAGACCACCGCGAACGGGATGAACTTTGCCTACACCATGTGGGTTGACGACGAGCTTGAATACCACCGGGTGTTCTACCCGTGGACAGAGGATCCCGACTGCGCATCCCCAAAGCACAAGTACAATACGCCCGATGAGATACAGGACCTTGTTGATGAGTTCGAGCTAACTGACGAGCAGCGCAACTGGTTCACCGAGACATACAGGCTCAAGTGCAACTCGAAGATGAGGATCCTGCAGCAGGAATACCCCATCGTTGCAGAGCATGCGTTTGTGTCTTCAGGCGGCAGGTTCTTCCACGCGTCGTACCCAGGTGTAGAGCCTGAGCGTGGCTATATCACTTACGCAGAGCCGCAGAAGTGGCACACCTATGTGATGGGAGTCGACACCGCTAGTGGAGCAGACAAAGGAGACTACTCGGCCTTTTGCGTCATCGACGTCACTGACTCAAAGAAGATGAAAACGGTGGCAACGTTCTACGAGCGCATCATGCCCCGAGCGTTTGGTAAGCGCGTCTTAGCTGAGGCTCTGAAGTGGAAGGCGCTGGTTGTGCCCGAGGCGAACAGTTACGGCCTCACCATCATCGAAGAGCTCAGGCTGAAGAACTACCCGTACATCTACCACAAGCTCGACCAGAAGGACGGCGAGAACACGTGGACCAAGAAGTACGGCTTCTGGACTGACCGCGCGTCCCGCCCTCTGATGCTGTCTAAACTGTACGAAGCGCTCTACGAAGATGTCTTTGATGGCTGCGATCGGAGGTTCCAGGGGGAGGCGAACCACTTCACCTACTCCTCGAAGGGCAAGCCCGAGGCGCAGAGTGGTCATCACGACGACATGGTTATCGCCACGGCGCTAGCGGTTTACGGGGCCCACCAAGCATCTATCGTGCGCGAAGACCGGATGAACGAGAAGCCTGAGAATATACGCGAGAGCTTGCAGTTCGAGCACAGGACAGGCAGAAACTATTCAGACGACTTCGATGACTGGTATGGTGGCGACGCCAACAAGTCGTACCCTCTGGCAGTAGAGGGGTCATCCTAGCCCGACAGGGCGTTAAACATGCGAGGTAGAGAGTGGGTATCCTGAGCGAAGAACGCTACAATGAGATGGTGAGTCGACTTGAGGGTAATGAGCCCTCGGAAGATGAGGCTGTCGAAGCTCCAGAGGTATCCGCAGATTCGTCCGAGCCCTCCGAGGACGTTAAAGAGGTGGAGAGCGATTCGTCTTCAGACACCGAGGACGTTAAAGAAGAGGTGGAGACGCAGGCGGAAAGCGAAGAGGTCGAAGCTCCAAAGACCCCTGAGCATATTCCCTACAGCCGCTTTAAAGAGGTAAACGACAAGTTCCGTGCGCGCGACAACGATCTCGAGCAGGCGATGAGCCGCATCAGAGAGCTCGAGCAGTTGACGCTGGCGCAGGCGAAGCAGCCGCAGCAGCCACAGCCCGCGAAGGTTGAGAAGACTGACGACGAGTGGCTCGCCGAGATATTCGGTGAGC